TTAGAATCATTCCAACGATTAAGAGCCTCTTCTACGTCAAATAAAGAAGCGTTCCAAAGTTTATTATCGGTTATGACCGGTCCGGCCGGTATAGGCCTAGCCTTGGGCGTAATTTCGTCTTTAATGGTAGTCTTTAGCGATAAGTTATTCGGCGCTAAGAAAGCAACCGACGAAGCCAAAAAGTCGCAAGATGAATTTGCTAAGAGTATGGTAGACGCGCAAGCTAAAGCGTCGGAAGCCGGAGTAAAATTAAACGCTTATATACAAATAGCGGACGATAATACGGTATCGGATAAAAGAAGAGCCGAGGCTTTAAAGGCCGTTAAAGACGAATTAGGTAAAGTAAATAAAGAATATGCCGCTAGTATTAAAACTACGGACGACGCAAGAAACGCAGTAGAATTATATACGCAAGCGTTAATAGCGGAAGCAATAACTAATAGGTATAAAGACGAAATAGCTAGTAAACAAATAGCTTTAAACGACACGCTTAAAAAGGCTTCAATGGAGGCTAAAAATTACGGCGAAGCGTTAAAGACTTTAAATAATACTGCTATTCCGGTAAGCGATCAAATAGGTAAGTTTCAAAGGGTAACCGAAGCCGCCGTAGACGCTCAAAAGGCCTACGTCGGAACTGCTAATAAAGCGGTAGGATTAAAAAAAGATATAGACGATTTAACGGGTAGTTTAAATGCAAACGTTAAGTCCGTTATGGATAATCCTTTCTTTAGTTTCGGAGGTAGTAAAAAGGGAGGCGGAGGATCGGAAGAGAAATTAAGCGAAGTTCAAAAGATACTAAAAAGTCTACAAGAAACTTTAAATAGCGCAGAATTTCAGTTATTAAATGGACTTATCAATGAGAAGGGCGGGAAGGATTCTTTTGCCGTACAATCGTTAGAAGCTATTTATAAAGCTATCGAAAAAATAGCGGGAAGTAAAACGCAAGAAGCGCAAAACGCTTTAAAGAAATTACTAGGATCCGCGAAGGAGTTAGAGGATAAATATTATAGCGGTAAGCCGCAAGGAGACGTCTCGGACACTTCTCCGGTACTTAGAGACGTTTCGTTTCGTACTACTGATAAGTTTACGGGAGGAGCCGAGAAAGCCTTAGATCCATTAAGGACCGCTCGTAATACAATGGCTATTAATAAAATGATAGCGGATAACGACGCGGAAGGAATGAAAAAAAGACAAAAGGCTTACGAGAATTTTGCCGACACTATTTCCGGAATGGCTACTAACGCTATTATGGGTTTCTTTGACGCGCTTAAAAACGGTCAAAATGTACTAGAGGCGTTAGGCGATCAATTCTTAAGACTTGCGGAAGATATAGCGGCCGCAGTTATTAAAGCAGCTATTTTTAAGGCTATTATGACCGCTTTAAATGCGTCTTCGGGCGGAGGAGCGGGCGCAGTAGCGGCGGCGGCAAACATAGGAGTTATTCCTTTTGCTACCGGCGGTATAGTTACCGGTCCAACTATGGGCCTAGTAGGGGAAGCCGGTCCGGAGGCTATTATCCCTTTAAGTAAATTAACCGGAATGTTAACTAAGACTTTTAGCGCGGGATCTATGTCTTCGGGTAGAGGATCGGGCGGCGGCCAATTTGTATTAAGAGGCCAAGATTTATTACTAGCGACAAATAGAGCGCAGAAAGCCTCTAATTTAAAAGGACAATCAATATCTTTAGCATAATGGCCTACGGACTAAGATATACTATAAGCCAAATTCTACGAAATGAGAACACTCAAACGATAGAAATTTACGAGCAAGACTACGTCGACGATATAGTTAAAACCTATACGCCTACGTCTATTATATTACAACCAAACTCTTCGGAAGAGTACCCCTATCCTAGTATAATAAGTTCTCAATTAAATTTTAATATAATACTAGAAACCGAAGACGACTACGACCAATTTCCGGACGTACTTAGTAAGAACGATCGTAAATATTGGGTAGTTTATAAAGAGGATTCTACTGTTATATGGAGGGGTTTTTTATTTAATGATTATTCCGAAATAGGTTTTAGTACGGGAATAAATCAAGCGTCTTTAGTTTGTATAGACGGAATTTCGTTTCTGCAAGATCAAGAATACGAGTTCGAAGTAACTGATAGTATTAATACTACCCAACAATGGTTAGATTTAATATTTATTGGGTTAAGGTTTTTAGGCTATCCGGAGGACCTTTATTTAGTTATAGCTTGCTCGTTTTATGCGGAAGGAATGTTAAATCGAGGAGACGGAGACTCTAACGAGCCTTTCGCGCAGACTTACCAATATAGAAGGGATTTCGTAGGAGTTAGCTTTTACGATATTATCGAAAATATGCTAAGGACTTTTAATTGCAGAATGTATCAATCAAATGGCGATTGGTGGATTACTTCTACTATGGAGGTAGCGGCCCCGACTAGGTATTATACGAAATACGACGTAGGAATTTACGCAACGATAGACAGTTCGGGAGTTTTAGATAATGTAATTAATATAGCGCCTTATGAATATGGTAACGTACACTTTATAGATAATAGCCAAACTAAAATATTAAGAAAGGGATTTTATAATCTACAATTAAGAAATAGATATACTTCTCCTATTAATTTAATACATAATGCAGACTTAAAAGAAATAATAGGCGGAAGCGTTGCTATTCCTCCTTTGACGGCTTATGGTTTTTTTACTACTCTTACGGGAACGGCTACGGCTACTGCAATAGTTTATAATAATGAACAGTTTAATAGTTACTATTTATCTGCGGGAACGGGAGACGCATATCTTGAAATATTAAGTAACGTTACTCCTTATTTCTATACTCCTTACGTTGGTGGGTTCCCTTTAAATTTTAGCGTCGAACATAAAAACGGCGTAGCTATGAAGATACAAGTAGCTTTATTAAATACGGGATCGGGTAATAAATATCTAGATAATAACGGCGATTGGCAAACTAACTCTAATACATATATAACGTTTCCGGCTTGGGACGGTAGCGATCCTTGGTCGACTTTTAGTTTAACTATTCCTCCTTTTTTTGTGGGATTATTTAGTACTACTTTTTTAATGGGTTATTTGAATATTAAAATATTAGTAGAGACTAATAGTACGGAAGTTAGAAACTTTATATTAACTCAAAGTCAAACGGAAGTACAATATGCAGTAGTATCTAATCAAACGACGGAAGAGAAATCTACGCTTAAAGTATTTGATATTCCTTACGGACAACTTTATCCAAATGCTAACGGTATGCAAGTTTTAACGTTAGGTTCTTTATACGATAGTAACGGGATATTCTTAGAAAATTGGTATTTTGAATATTTAATAGCGGGAGGATCTCAAATTCTAAATAGTATAGCTTATCAATATGTTAAAATTTATCAAAGAAATATAGCTACTTTAGAAGCGGACCTAGGAGCAATACAAGCGGATAACGGATATATTAATTTAGATAAAGTTTATACTATAACGGATCCTTCTACGGGAAACTTATCTTATAATGGCAAACAGTTTGCTTTAAATAGACTAACTACTAACTCTTATTACGATCAAGTTAAAGGAGTTCAACTAATAGAAATATATTACGACGAGGAAGCCGTCTTTACAATTATTCAATATATTACCGATACGGGACAACTTGGGCCTTTTTGGAATTTACAATTAAATATTTTTTAACTTTGATATATGGCAAATCCCGTAAATGGTACAAACGTTATGCTTTATTGGCATAGAACGGACGTAGATCCGGAAGTAGACGTCGCGTTCGCTTGCTCTACAAATTGCACTTTTAGCGTTAACGTAGATCAAGTAGAGGTTACTTCTATTACTTCGGCTTGGTTCCGACAGTATAAAAATGATATAGCAACTTGGAGCGTAACTTGCGACGGATTAGTTATTTTAAGCGATTTCTCTTATTTGTTTATGCTTAATAAACAGTTAGCTAGAGAACCTATCGAAATCAATTTCGTAATAGACAACGGCGAAGACGGATTAGTAATAATAAATGGAATTTGTAATATAACTAGTATAGGTATTAACGCTCCTTATAAAGACGCGGCTACTTATAACGTTAGTTTACAAGGGACCGGCGCTTACGGTACTTCGGGAACTAGCATTAATCCGGAAGGAATTGTTATTCGCGGAGGATATGTTTACAATAAAGAATATACGGCGGCCGGTGGCGAGACTACGATTACTTGGGTAGATATGATCGGGAAGGACTGCGTTTATGTATCTAGAGGCGGTATAGACTGTCAAGCGATTATAACTAGCGGAACTCCGGTAAATGAGCAAGTTAAGTGGAATAGTACAACGGGAGTACTTACATTTAGTAGGGCTTTAGATAGTGGGGAATTTGTTAGAGGTTTGTTTAATTAGATAAAAAAAGTAAAATGAGTAACCAAATAGTTATAACAAGCGGAGCCAAATTAAGAGACTTAGACG